TCACCTACATAAGATACATTTATTTGAAGTATATTACTAGTACTTATTTTAAGACTATATCTATAATTGCCATTATTTGAAGGTGGTTCTCCTCCTATTGACATAAGATTCTGTCCTGTTCCTGCATTTGAGTCAATGTAATACCAACCTTCCCATGTAAAATTTTCACTCGCTGTATAAATAAAATCTGAATTTTGATAATTATAGCCGCTATTTGAAGCAGAGCTAAAGAAATTATTAATAGTTCCATCTGCATCACCTAAGAAATAAATTCGTCCAGACGTTCCACCATAAAAAGAACTTGTTCCAAATAAAACTTGTTTTGTACTTAATGAAGCATCACCATGAACTTCCCAGTTATACATTCCTCTTTGATCTTGTGCTGCTCCATTATTAAAATTAAGGAGTAGTTCAGTTCCTGGAATAGGTTGAGTAGGTGAACTTGGCGGTGTAAACGATTCTTTATAAAGACATTCACCTTTTATGTATCTAACGTTAGAAATAAATCCTGAAGATTTAGCTTTATATGTTTCCTTAGGGTTTCCACCAATACTAAATTTGTCAAATTGCAAACCATTTAATATATTACCATAAGCAACAGTAGAAGTATTTCTTAAAATTCCATTTGTAAAAGTTCTGAATACACCTGCTGCTTCTTTTGAAAAAGCCAAATGATTCCATCCTTGAGCAAAGCAATTATTAACATTAGTATTTATTACAAGTGTACCTGCGCTATATGCTTGTAGATTAAATCCACCTGAACTATTATAAGTATTTGCTATACCCAACCATGTGTTTGTTGCACTAGAATCAAAAAAAGCAAATATTCTTGAATAGAGTTCAGGAGGAGTTACTTGTTGTCCCCATGGATTCCAAAACCAAAGATCAACTGTACAAGCTTGATTTCTAATATCGAATTTAGAACTAGTTGTTGATGTTTCCAAATGATCAAATACGTTTGGACTAAAATATAAACTACCTGCAGTTGTTATTTCATTTAAAGGTTCTTCTGTAAAAGGATTATAAGAAGAAACAGTAGTTCCATTATTTGATAATGCAAAATTATCTGGTCCACTATCTACAATTGTAGAATTTTGTGCAGTTAAAAATCTTGTATAATAAGCAGGAGTTGATCCTGCTTTTTCTAACGTAAGTCCTAATTTTCCTGTTGGAGGATTAAATTCAGAATTATATAAACTAATTCCGTTATTAATTCTTACGTTAGAAATATAACCAATAAAAGCTTCATTAGTTGCACCATTTCCACCAAGACTTATTGTATTAGTATTTGCTGTTTCTGTGTGACCTGTAGGAGAAAGACTATAGCTTCCTTCTAATTGACCATCTAACCACAGATAAAAAATACCTTCTCTTCTTGTAACAGCAAAATGATACCATTTATTGTTTTCAATGGTTGTTGAGCCATATATAATAGCAGCATTGTTATTGATGTTATAAACATAAAAGAATACTTTATTTGGATATAATGCTGTATTTCCATGTACGCCTATTCCAGTTGAATTAGTTGTTCCCCAAGCAGCGCCTACGTTTATTACTCGTCCATAATCAGTAGTTGATGTTCTATTAAACCAACATTCCCATGTAAAATCGTTTGTGTTAAAAGTAAAGACACCATTTGCATTAGTTGTTGTAAGTGTAGTACTTGTTGAACCAAAATAATAAGAATAATTTTGTTCAACACTATTATGCAAACCAATAAACGGATTTAACTTGCTAGTTTGAATTGCTCCATGTGGTCTTAAAGCAGGGCCTTGCAATAAATAAGGTTTATTGATTAATGTATTTTCTTGTCCAGTAAATAATAGTGTGCATTGTGAACTAATTGCATCAGAAGTTGAATCTGGATCAATTAAAGGTTCTGTTGGTACAGTAAAAGTTTCGCCAGAATATTTAACGACTCTATTACTTAAAAATATATTTGATATATAACCTTGCCAATAGTCATTTGAACTTGTCCCATATCCTTGGAAACCTACATGTGCAACAGTGCAAACTGGAATACTTCTATCAACATAGCCTATTCTTTTTCCATTTTTATATAAGCTTGTAATAGCAGGACTGTAACTATTTTCTATTGTTGCAACTGAAGTTATTGCAACATGAACCCATCTTTCAGAAGGGAATGTTTCTGTATCTGTTATTCTTACAACTGTTCCATTAACATTAGTATAAAGCTCTAAGTAATTGCTTGATGTAATATATGCAGCAAATCTATTACTGCCAGAAGAACCTAATTGAATAATATGAGGTGAAGTGTTAGACGTTGCGGTTCTATAAACCCATGCTTCTAAACTAAAAGAACGTGTGTCTAACAGTTTTCCTGCTAGATAAGTATTCTGTGCATACAATGTCCATTCGGCTAAATCCCAGTTACCTGATCCACCTCCGACTCCAGCATTTATTGCCGCATAGATAGGTTGATCTGGCATAACAACGCCGGTCCAAACTTTATTTGCTGTGGCTGGTTTACTATTGGTACTTGCATAATACACAGACATTGTTGATGCACTGTGATCATAATCAAACCAATAATGTTTAGTTCCAACCCAAACACCTCCACCTAATAAACCTGTATTTGTTCTTTCATTTTGATCGTTCGTATAAAACATACGATTATATGTATATTGTTCAAAACCAAACTGAGCAACTGTCGTACCAGGTGCATTAGGTGCTGTTATATGTGAACTAGCAATTAATTCACTGTCTGTTGAAAAAGATAAAGACCAACCTTGTGCAATTTGATTTCCTGAGGAACCACTTCCTCTCATTTCAACTTTTACGCTAAAATCTCTATTTAAAGACTGCGCAAATTTTGTTTTAATAGCACCGCCAGAATTATAATCTCCATCAGAAGAAAGTCTTAATAGATTTCCACTAATAAAAGAAGCGTATCCTCCGACAACACAACCTTCTTGTTCTACAAGACTTTCAGTTAAACTTGTTAAATTTATTGGATAATCTTGTGTTGCTTGAGTCGAAATATAACTTTTACCATCAAAATAATAACTATGAGAACTACCGTTTAATGCAAATTTATCTATTTCAGATCCAGTTGACTCCCAATAGTTTCCTGTATCATAATAAGAAACTGGAAAAGGACTAGTGTAATAAACAGCTCTAGGTACAGGTTTTGCATTATCAACATTAGTTAAAACATTGAATGGATTACCTCCCCCTGTGTTAGTTAGCTTTAAATTTCTACACAATGAAAAAAGAAAGTTAGATGAATTTGTTGTTGTATCTATTTCTTTATTAGGAGGATCAAAATATTTTGTGCCTACACTTACTCCACCTAAATTACCTCCATTAAATTCAATAGGTGTATATCCATTTGCAATATTAAAATCATAAATATCTCCATCAAGAAAATTGCTAATTGTAGGATTTGTTGTTCCTACTGCATAGCCTCCTTGTGTACTTGCTCCAATAATTAATTGATCCCATGCTTGTGGTATAGAAGTATAAATAGATATAGGCCGTAATATAAGTCTACCGTTTAAAATAACTCGAAGACTATTTGCGCCTTCACCACTAGCAACGCCTACTATAATATGATTCCATTCATTAACGTTTACACCATAACCACTATATTTAGTTGTATTGTAATTTACATGTGGATAAGTTGAGTTTAGATATGATTTAGTTTGTATGGCTACTCTATATGCACTAGCAGAACTATCATATCTAAGTCCCACTGCAGTCATAGCAGTAAGAGGAGTAGTGGTATAACCACCTGTAGTTGTGTGTACGCCAAAAAAATCGCAATCAGTAATAGTGTCTACTCTTACCCAAAAAGATATAGTATAATGCGAGCCTAAATTTACATTGTTTCCATTGTTACTGGTAAAAATATGTGCTGCTGATCCATCAAAATTCCAAGAGTATGGACCTGATGGGTCTGAAAGTTCTCGACCAGTTGCTTGTGAAAAAGGTACTGTTAAAACATTATTGTAAGCAACAGGTAATGCTGAAGCAATCGTTGCTCTATTGATTAGATAAGCATCTCTACAAGTTAGTAAGGTGCAATTGAAACCAGGCTGACGTAATGCAATTCTAGGTCTAAAAGGAATTCCAGCACCTTGATAACCTCCATATAAAGGTCCAGTTCCATCATTGCCATCGAGTTTATTATTTGTAGATGGATAAACTGAAACCATTAAGTTTGAAATATAACCACCAAAATAATCAGTTCCTCCATGGGGTACTGATGATCCAACGCTAAATACTGTTAAACTACTTGGAAAAGTAGCATTTCTACCTGGTGTTCCGTAAGAAGATGAAACTAATGCCGGTTCTGCTACACCATTGACAAATAGTCGCATAGTTTTAGCATCTGGATTACTTCCTCCATCGCCCATATAGCAAACCGCAACATGGTACCATTGCTTTTCAATAATTTGAGTAGTACTTGTTACGGAGTTTGCATTAGTTCCGTCTCCAGCATTAACATTAACTTGTAAATAACTGTTGCTATTAACAAATAATGTATAAGCCAATCCATTAGTTAAGTTCCAGTTATATGCACCTCCTCCGTAAGCACAAATAATACGATCACTTGTGCTAGATGCACTACCATCCAAATAAATCCACGCTTCAATAGCAGATGGATATTGCGTTGATGCAAAATAAAATGCGTCTAAACCCCTATCACCACCTTCTACATTATGTACTTTTAATCTTTTTAAAATGTGATTATCAGTAAGTCCACCAGTTGCTGCACTAAACATCAAATGATATTTATTACTATCAAAAACAAAATTAGAATAGGTAACAAAAGGCGTAGCAGGTTTTCCGTCATTGTATGACATATAAAGAGTACCTGTTTGTGCGCTATGGTTATAATCAAACCAATAGCGAATATCACTTCTTGTTGCAACACTTGTATTATTGCTTTGCTGTTGTACATTATTTTTATACCAAATAACTCTATCTGTACCAAATGTTATAAAAGTTAGTGCATGAATAGTTGTGCTTGATTGAACACGTCCACAATTTCCACCACCTCCTCCAAGATCTATATTGTTTTGTACAAACTGTAAAACAAAACCATCAGCACCAGAGCCGCCAGAGCATTCAAACCTCCATTCAATACTAAAATCTTTATCCCATCTTTGGCTATGTTCTCTATAAAACCCTCCTGTTCCACCAGCTGAAGTTGTTATGTAGACAAAATTATTTGAAAATGTTGTTGATCCTGAGTATGTAATACCTGGAGTCCCTGCGCCAGTAGAAAAATCATCATATTGAAAATCAATTCCTTTTACATTTGGCTTGGGATCAAAAGTTAAATATTGATTAGTACCATTAAAATAAGTGCTGTAATACTGTGATTTTTGTTCTTTTGTAATTGATTTAAAAGGACTATAAGGTTGAGCTCTTATGTAACTGTTACCAAATTTTGTACCAAAAGTGGGCGTTGCTGCATATTTACTTTCATCATAAATAACTGATTTATTTAATGTCAATAAACCTGTTGATCCGGTGGGTTCTGCAGGTTTTGCTGGCGGAGTAAAATTAGAAGTTTGTGCAGGACCATTTTCAAAATGAACATCTGAAATAAAACCTAACCAGTTATTTCCCGAACCATTAGGAGTTCTTCCTATGTTAATTGTACCGTTACCAGTAGTATTAAAGTTTATTCCTGGTTGCGTTCTAGCATTAACACCATTAAAAAAGACTCTTAATTGTGAACCATCGTATGAAATCAAAAGATGATTCCATGTTTTCTCTCCATTTGTAATGCTAAGCAATGTTCCCCCACCGCCGCCGCCGCCAGGGTTTTGAAATCCCCAGGCAGAATAACTTTCATATGGAGTGGGAAGTAAAGCGTATGGACTTACCCATACATAAGAACCATAGGTGCCGTTTACACCGTTTATTTGGATTAATCCACGTTGTGTAGGGTTTAGCCAATAATCATCAGTATCTCTATAAAACCATAATGAACAGTTCCAAGGCTCGTAATTTTTAATTCCAGCACTTGTAAAATCTACATATGCATTATCACCACTTATACCAGAAAAATGATGACTCCATCCGTTTGCATTAAAAGGACTAAAAGTTCCTTGATTATCATAAGGACCTGCACCGCTATTTGGCGGCCCACCGGTCATACTAAATTTATTAGGGCTGTCATCTAAATAAACAGAATTATCTTGTCCATCACTTCCATTAAAATGAAAAAGTGTTTTTACGTCATCAATGTAAGGATCTCGATTTTCTCCTTGCGCAATTAATGAGCTAAGAATTTTTTTTCTTACTAATTTACTCATGCTATATACCCCATTAAACCTGCGTAAACAACATTAGATGCTTTCCAAAGTGATATTACTGTGTAATTACTTGTTGATAATGAAGGAGGGCTACCGTCAATCCAAGAAGTCGTTGGCCAAGTCACTGTATAGTTACTCCCATCATTTATCATTAATAATATCATATCCCCGTTAAGAAAGTTGTTATAAGATAATGTTCTATTTGCAGTTAAAGTTAGTAATTGAATGCCACCATTAGTAGGATCAATTAAAGTTGGACTCGCATTTGTAACCGTGTAAACAGTATCTGTATTTGTTGCTCCTTGACCCCAGCTTAATGTACCATTTGCATCAGATTTAAGAACATAACCAGAAACAGTTGCATCCGCTGTTGGTAGTGTCCAGTTTGCATTTTTAAATGTGGCGCCACTTACTGCACCATCTGTACCAACATAAATTCTTTCAGTAGTACCAGCGCCGATTCTAATAACTCCATTATCTGCAGCAGTTCCTGTTATTGAACCAATAATAGTATTGTTATCATTTGCTAAACTAGTTCCTGCACCAGAACCAATTACAATACAATTATTTCCAATTAATCCACTAGCTGCTTTATGACCTATTGCTATATTGTAAGACCCACTAGAAGATTTGCCGGCGCTTACTCCAATGTATGTACCATAATTACCAGTTCCATTTGCTAATGTAGCAGCGCCAATTACAATAGATTGATATGCACTACCAGAATTTACAGCTCCATCTCCTATAATATGACTAAACTGTACAGAAGTAGCATTCAAACAAGGAACATGGCCAATAACAGTACTCTGACTTATGTTTGTAACACCACTAGCAGGTCTAAAGCCAATGGCAATATTTTGTACTCCTGTTATATTATCTATTAAAGCTTCAGAACCAATACCAATATTCCAGCGTCCATTATTTTTATATAAAGATTGATAACCAATAGCAACTATTCCGCTAGCTGTCGTTCCACTGTATGCAGATTGATAACCTAGTGCAGTATTATAATCTCCATTAGTATTAGTATTTAATGCTTGATAACCTACCGCAGTATTTCCAGTACCATCAGAAGTAATACCTGTTCCAGCTCCTGCGCCTAATGCAGTAGTAAAAGGTGATGCATCATCTGTTATACCACTAAGACTCGCAACTGCACCCCAACTTAATGTACCAGCTGCGTCACTTAACAATGCATCACCAGAAGTAGTTGCATCAGTAGCTGGAAGGACCCAAGTAACATTAGTAGAAACTGTATCAGCAGATTTAAAAGCAACCCAATTAGTTGAATCTGCATCATATAATTTAATTGCACCTGTTGCAAGTACATTTAATGAATTAAAACTTCCGGTACCGCCAGAAACAGTAGTGCCTGTTAAGTAAGTAAAACTTCCAGTGCCAAAGTTACCGGTGTTTCCTGTAATAGTAGTGCCAGAAATAATGCCTTTGACTTCTAAATTGGTTCCATAACCATAATTAATTCCTAGAAAAGTAAAGCCACTTGCAATTCCACCGCTATAAATAATTTCAGTATTGACTTCTGTTAAATCTAAAGCTCCTGTGTATTGATAGTAACCATTTCCATCTGAAGATTCGTTTGTTAAAACTCCACTATCTTCAATAAGAACAATTTCATTTTGTGCAATAGTAATTGAAGTGCCAGAAGTTGTTGCGTTAACAATAAAATCGCCTGTTGTTGAAACTTGAGTAAATGTAGCTACTGCATAGCCAGTAGGATTTGCGACTGTAAAAGTTACATCTCCAGAGCCACTTACTGATTTCTGGTAAAAATAAGAAGAGCCTGTTGATCCTATTCCACTTCCAAAAACACCTGATCCTGTAACAAAGATATCTTCAGCAAAAAATGCGTCACCGGTAACAGTTAATATGTATCTGGTAATGCCTGTGTCAACAGTTAATGTGCCAAAATAACCAGTAGAGCTTGAAATAGTTGTACCCGTTAAATAAGTAAAAACACCAGTGTCTACATTTACTGTTGCAAAATCACCAGTAGTACCTGTAATTGTGCCACCTGTTAATAAATCAAAATTACCACCGCTACCTGAAATAATTAAGCCTGTTATATTTGCATCTGTAAATAAACCACTGGCACCTGAAACATAACCCCCAGTAGTTGTAATGTTACCTGTTGTTTCAATAACGAAATTAGCAACTGTAAAGTTACCTGTTGTAAAACTAGCTGTTATACCTGTAATTAAAGTAACTCCAGAAATAGTAGTGATTATTCCACTAGTTCCACTGATGGTATCAAAATCCCCTGTGGCACCTTGAACAGTAGTTCCGGTAACAAGAGTAAATGTACCAGTGCCACCAGTTAAAGTAGTAAAACTACCAGTGTCTCCTGTTACAGTTGTTCCACTGACAAGAGTAAAGGTTCCTGTTCCTGCCGTTGCTTGGGTAAAACTACCAGTAGAGCCTGTAACGGTGGTTCCGCTAACAAGCGTAAACGTACCAGTTCCACCTGTTAGTGTTGGAAATTGACCAGTGGTTCCTGTAATGGTATTGCCATAAATGGTTCCACCTGAAATAGTAGTACTACCTGTTAAATTACTAAAGGTAGCTGCAGAACCTGTAATTGTATCTGTGGAAATTAAATTGGGTACAACTAAATTTCCATAGTAACCACTTGCATTATTGCCTTCAAAATTAAAACCATTTCCACCACTGTAATTCAGTGTTGTGTTATCGCCTACAATATTTGTAGTGCCTGTATTTATATAGTAACCAGCACCACTTGCTCTATTGGCTACAGGTATAACTAATGGATCTTGAATATAAACAACACCACTTGGCTCAACAGTAATTACATTTCCTGATGTGCTTGAATTTACTATAAAGTCATAACCAGTTGCTCTAGCAACTGTTGTAATTCCTGTAATTAAAGCATCTTCGCCAACATATAATTTTTTACCAACAGTTAAATCGCCAGTTAGAGTTAAACTAGGAAAACTTAAAGAGCTTGTAAAAGTACCTGTTGCTGCTGTAATTGATGTAAAGTTTCCTGTATCGCCAGTGACTGTAGTTCCACTTATAAGAGTAAATGTGCCTGTATCGGTACTTAAATTATTAAAATTACCAGTTGCACCAGAAATAGTAGTGCCTGTTAAGTAAGTAAAACTTCCAGTGTCTGCCGTTAAATTACTAAAGTTACCTGTGTCTCCTGTAACATTTCCTCCTGAAACATAAGTAAAAAATCCTGACGTACTAGTTAAATTAACAATTTGTCCAGTTGTTCCAGTAATTGTTGTTCCTTTTACCGTATCTCCTGATACCAAAACAAAATTACCAGTACCTCCTGTTAATGTTCCTAATTGACCTGTTGTTCCGGTAACTGTTGCGCCTGAAACAAGCGTAAATTTTCCAGTGCCTGCATCTAATACAGAATACTGGCCAGTAGCACCTGTAATTGTAGTGCCAGTAATATTGGTCGCAGTAAATTTAGTAAAATTACCAGTGTCTCCTGTTATTGTTGCACCTGATATGGTGCTTGTAACTGTGACATTTGTGCCAGAAATTGTAGTAATACTGGCAGTAATACCGCTTATATTTTGACCAGTGACATTAGTAAAAGCACCTGTGGCGCCCGTAACAGTTTGACCAGAAAGTCTGACAAAATTTCCGCTGCCTCCAGTTATAGTTGTAACTGTTAAATCTAATATATTTCCGGTATCGGTAAAAAGATTACCAACATTTACAACTGCTCCAGTAATATTCGCGCCACTTAATAGACTAGTAAATGTACCAGTTCCTGTACAATTTAAACGATTAAAAGTACTTACACCTGTAACATCAATAGTTGCAGGAGAAAAATTTCCTCCGACAGAAAGATCTCCGGTAACCGTTAAGTTACCAGAAACAGTTCCGCCAGTTAATTGAAGATAATAAAAATTATAGTATTCTTTTGAAGAAGCAAACGTAAATTTTTTATTCTTTAAACCAGGGTCAACCTCAGAAACATCAACAAGCGTATACAGATCATCGTCTGCAATACTAGAGGCATTAATAGCGCCTAGTTCTGTAATCTTTCTATCAGCCACTTAACTACATACAACCTGTTCCATCATTATAAATCCCCTGTATCTGATTTATTTTTGTACTTTGATTTCAATTTTAGGTAAAATATTTGTTGCATAATTCCAGCAAGATTGTACCCCAAAGACTAATCCGCAAGAAATTGCAAGCATTAAAATAATTTCTGCGACTGTAAGATTTCTTCTATTGTTTACCAAGGGGGGGTTAACAATTTTGCTTTGAGCGGGGGGTTGCATTTGTTGTTGAACTTGATTTTGTTCAAATGCTAATCTTTGCTGCAAAGCCTGTTGAATTGCAAGTTCTTTAGCTTGTTTCTTCAGCTGCTCCAGCATTTCTGGGGTGATCTGTTGCTGAGGCTGACTGGAAGGAACTTGGCTTTCCATCTGACAATTTTGTTTTTTATACACTAGCATTAATTAAAACAAACTGCATGATGACTGGAATTAGAAAAGCAATAGAAGACGTTGCCCATGAACTAAAAGGAATTAAAAATATTCTTAATTCTTTATGGTTTGAAAAAACTAAAGACGATAAAACTATTTCTTTATGTCCTGATGCTTATGCCGATGAGTACGTTTCAACGGAAGAATGCGGACGCCGTTTAAATGTATCTGATCAAACAATTAGAAATTGGATCGCAGTCGGCCGAAATAAAGCTGACAAAGGATGGAAAGAAGGTATACACTATATAAATATTGCGCCTGATCCTGGAAAAAAAGCGATTATTCGTATTCCTTGGAATCAATTGATTCAATCTTTTAGTAAGAATAAAAAAATTGAGTCAAGCGATTTTTTCAAAAGCGCTTTATACAAAACCTCTCACAAAGATACTTTATAATATGGCACATCGTTTTGATGGAATTGATTTTTCAATTCTTACAATTAAAAACTATAAACAAATATTGCCAGAATCTTTAGTTAAACAGGTTTTATATTTTTTACCTCCTTTTGGTTCTTTTGATGATGGATGTCTTAGACGGTATCTAGAAAACATAAAAAATTATGAGGAAGAAGATGAAGGTTTAGGCATGACTTTAGCCAACCGATTAAGGTTGGCTTTTAAAGATATGCAAGCAGATACAATTTGTGGTAAATTTCCACTTGCAGAACTACCTTTAAAAAGACGACTGCGGTGCGTAGCTGAATACTTAATTCGATCGGGAGAATTTGATAAGTTAAAAGATGAAAACGGAAAGCTAATTAAAAAACGTGGCAACCTTGGCAAACTTGTTGTAATATACAAACCACTACCAAAACTATTAGACTCTTTATTAAAACAAGGTTTGATTAAACATGAACAAGAGAGAAAAATTAATTCGTGCGACCTTGGGTGAAAACATTAATGAAGAAAAACTTAAAATGTTAGACACAACATCCAAATTTATTTTGGGTGACATGTGTAAAATGTATAGAAAATTCTGGGCTATTGAGGGGCCTGGCGTGCTTTGCTTTCAACCTACTGGTCAACGTGCGGTATTCTTTTTAACTTTAAAAGAACTTCATGCCGCACAAGAAGAATGTGAGACACAAAATAATGGCGATTTAGCTGAAACATTTAGAAGAGTGTTGGCTGCAGCACAAAAAATTAACCCAGAAGAAAAAGCTGGTTATATTATTAATGACAATGAAGGAATTCGTTATTTTGAAGTAGATTACGAAAAAGACAAAGATTAATGGCAATACCTAATGTTCGCAAAGGTTTGAATGAAGACCGAGAATATATTACAAATTATGACTTGACTTCTGCTGCTCATCAATTATTGGGTGGCATTGAGTTAGACGTGGCAAGTTCTAAAGTTGCCAATGAATATATTCAGGCAGAAAATTTTTTTACTCCTACCGATGATGGTTTAAATGTACAGGACTGGTACGGTCGTGTTTATTTATTTCCACCTTCTGGTGCTTATTTCTGGAATAAAAAAGAAGATCGCTGGAAAATGACTAGGGCTTCTTCTCCTTCTTTAACTTCATCTCACGCTGTTTGGTTCCGTAAGCTTTACAGGTCTTGGTGGAAAGGAGATATAGAACAAGGTCTTTATTTTACCAACTGTCCTGATATGATTCGTTATGAACAAAAAATTTTTGATTTTCCTGTTTGTATTTTAAAAACAGCGCCAACACTAATAAAACATACCAGTGAAGGAATTGGCATACAGCGGACTTGTACTTCTCTTTTGGTTTATCTGCAGCCAAAACAAGACACCACATTTTTTACAGAAAAATTTATTGACATTTATTCCCCAAAAGGGCGCATAATTGTTTAATGTAGTTATACCAAGAAAATTCAAAATTTATGTCGGTGTTGTCAGACTGGGAAATCAAAGAGCTGGCTGAACAGCAGGACATGATTTCTCCTTTTATTGATTATTCATGTAAGGAAAAAGATGGGAAACGTATTCTTAGCTACGGACTTGGTTCTTATGGTTATGATATTCGTCTATCTCCTAGCCAATGTTTAATTTTTGGTGGCACTCAAAGAGGAGATTGTGATCCAAAAAATTTTAATTCAGATGATATTTTAAAAGCTGCTGAACTGTTAGAAGATGAAAATGGCCAGTATTTTATTTTGCCCCCGTATGGCTATTGCCTTGGTGTGGCTCAAGAACATTTAAAACTGCCCAGAGATGTGACAGTTGTTGCTGTTGGAAAATCAACTTACGCTCGTTCAGGTATTCTTGTTAATATCACTCCAGCTGAAGCTGGTTGGGAAGGTTATCTTACTTTGGAAATTAGTAATTGTACTGGTTTATTTAATCGTATCTATGCCGATGAAGGTATTACCCAATTAATTTTTCATCGGGGAAAGCCATGTCAAACTAGCTACCAGGATAGAAAAGGTAAGTATCAAAGTCAGAAAAAAGAAGTTGTTTTTTCTAAAGTTTAACCATAAGGTTTTCCAGAAAATCGTTTTGGTTTTTCAGCGTAGTTGGTTCCACCTGATTTACCAAAACGATCTCCTGAAAAGTAACCTGGCACATCTCCACCAGGACCTAATGGATAATCAATTTCCATTTTTTTTCTATATTTACCAGCTGCTTTAGCTGCTCTCATATAACTAGTAATTTGTTTTTCTTTTTGATTTGACGGACCAACAATATCAATATCTTCTTCTTCTAAACGTCTTAAATCTGTATTGTAAATTCGACCTGGATTTAAGTCTGTGACTTCACTTCCAGAGCTAGCTGAATCTTTTAAAGGATCGTAGTTTAAATTAAACAAGGTCTTTATCTAGTTTTGCCATAGTATTATTGTAAGAGGAATAAATCAATTAAAAAAATGTTGATGAATGCATCTAATTTTTTAGACAGTTTTGTAAAAGATGAAATTGATTGTCGTTGCTTAAGCGAAGAAACTTTTGGGCAACCTTTAGACAATGCAGATAATGATGTTCCTTTGTATGATATGTACAATCGTGGATTGTCAGCATGCGAAGAAGGTCTGGAGAGAACCAACCTTGCTCTGGAAGGAATGAAGCGTCCGGGTCGGACGGGTTACATTCCCAGTGTGGAGGATGCCCACATGTATCCGGGGACTCTGCCAATGCCAAGCAGCAGAGTGGGTCTGAATCTTCCTCCTGCGAGTATGACAACGGAAGCACTGATGTCCCAGCAACGTCAGGGATTGTAGATATTTATAGGTTTGAAGTTCCTGATATGGTTAACCACCCATCTCATTATTCTTCTGATGGAATTGAGTGCATTGAAGCCATCGAAGCACAGCTAACCAAAGAAGAATATAGAGGGTTCCTAAAAGGTAACGTTGCCAAATACCTTTGGAGAGAAAAGTATAAAGGGGGTACTGAATCTTTAAAAAAGGCTCAGTGGTATTTGACACGGTTACTTGAACTTAATTAATCTCGTTGACGCCAGTCTTCGTTTTTTTCTTGGCTAAACCATTGAACAATATCATCTGCACTTTTAAAACCGGTGCGATGATTTGTTGGGTCTGGATCACCAAGATCCATTGCATTCATAAATCCATCTAAACCATTTTGATTCATTTCTGGATTGTAAGAAATGCGTCTTGCTTTCCTGAGCATTTCACCTGCTGAACGATTTGCTTTGCCAAGCTTTTCAGCCCAAATAACATCGGTTAACTGAACTTCTTGTTGTCTTGCAATACGGTTGCAAATAAATTGCAACCGTAAACGATATTCTGTAGATAACATGGTTTTTATTTATTAAAAAGGTTCAAAAGGATCTTCGCCATCTTCTTCCTCTGGGGCAACGCAAGCAGCAAGTTCCGCTAATTCTAAATCAGTTGGAACATCAAAATCAATTTGAATATTTTCATTATCCATAATCTCTTTTACTGCTTGCCATTCTAATAATCGTTGATAATAAAGAGTTAACAAGGCTGAATGTAATTCTTCCCATGTCATGTCTTTAGCTTGTATCTCTGCTTTTCGCATTGAAAACTGAAGTTCTAATGGAAGAACAAATTCTTGTGGTTCAGGCGTGTTTTCCATTAGCCTCCGTTTTATTTATATTATTCTAATCCAACCAAAAGCCTTTATTGATATCGAATTCATTTCCAAAATCAGCTAGTATTTGAGGATTTATATTTTCTTCTAGTTTTTTGATTGCACGTACTTGATTTGGTGAAGCAACATAATTACGAAAAGCACGTAAAAGAATTTCAGTTGATCCCCAGGGGGATTCGTTAATTTCTTGAAAAAATAAATGAATTTCTTCTCTTCTTCTATCTACTAAGTTTCCAATAACATTGTGTTCGCAATCAAAAATCCAACGAGAAAATTGATCAGCGACTTCTGACCAGTTCTCATTTTCAATATATTCAGGAAGACCTGTAAAAATAAAAGCAGACCAACCAATGGAATGAATAAAAGAAATTAAAGCTTCTTTCATTGACTTGTCTAAATGTAAGTTTAATTTATTTAAATCATCTTCTATTAAATTAATTTCATCTTTGACATACTCTAATGCTTTTTTTTTAGTGCAACAGTGTTCTTTA